ATTGCCTACCAAAAAACATATCTTTGTCGCGCCTGATCTTGTTAAGAAGCACACCAAATCAGAGTTGCGCCGCATGGCGGAAGACTTGCCTAAGTCGGGCACACTGACAAACTTAGGCAGGAATTGACATCTGATATCAGGCGATGATATACAGCTTGGGTTGGCAATGCTCCGCTAACCTGATTAAGCCCCCGGTGTCCTCACTCCGCCGGGGGCTTTTTATTGTCTGTTAGCGCAGACCTTTTTTCAGTTTTCTATAGCGGCCTTCAACAGAAGCAATGGTCAGTCCCATTTGCTCCGCCATGTAGGCTGGTCTTAGGCCGTGTTCATAATAACCCAACAGTTCTGCGTCCATTTCAGGTGTCCAGATGCGCCTAGTCCGTCTTACTATTGGCATTTGTCCTTCTCCCGTATCTCCAGCCCACGCGCTTCCAGTGCGGCGCGGAGAGCGTTGGCAGCGTCTTCACTCGTTAGATGCATCTGCGCCGCGCACTTTTCTATCGCCTCCACCAGCGGGTCAGGCTTGGGGATGATGAAGTGGCTAAGATGCTCTCGCAAAAAATTGCGAGAATACCTCTCTATTAACATTTCCACCGCATCGCTCACTTCTTGCCTAAAGGCTTCGTGCGCTTCGATGGCGCGGCATAGTGCTTCGGTATATGGGGAGACCTCACGGCGAACTGCGCGTTTGTCGCTTAGGTCGCGTTCGGCCAGCACTTCGCGCACCAGCGCCAAGGCTTTTGCTTCAATGTCTGTCATATCTCATCCCTCAATGCCTTTTCGGCGTCCTCGATCAATTCGATGGGTGGGTAGCGCAGATAGGACACATGGTCTTTGCCTATCACACCCAGAAATTCCAGATATTCCATCAAGCGGTAGGCCAAGGTTTCGCCTGCGCGTTCGATGTATCGTTCGGGCAGTGCCAATTCGTCATCATCGTCATCATAGTCGGTCATTTCGTTTCTCCCGTATATAAAACCAGTCAGCCCAAGAAATGCGGCCAGACCTGCTCCCCGAAAAATAGAAGCAGCTTCTGCCCTTGCGTTTATCAGCCATCTCAATACGCTTAGTTTGGATTGGGTTGGTCATTTGCTTTGTTCCTGTAGATACGCGCCGCGTTCAACCGCGTCCGCAAGGTTCCGGCCTATGTCATATTCGGGGTCCGTATAATCCGTTGGCACGTCACCGCGCAGCCAAGCAGCGATAGCTTTGCGCTCGTTTGCAATAATGTTCGCATCGTTCTGTGTGTTCTGCTCAGTTCTGCCGTGCTTAACGCCTAACAAGTAGGCGATAGTCAGTGCGTCTTCGCTGTCTTTGTCATTGGTCATGTTGCTTTCCAATCTTTAGGGTAGGGGACTGCTCGGTAGCTGGTCATGTAAAGCCTGCCGTCTTCATCCCAATGTTCGGTTCCTGTTGAGCCGTCATCGTTCAATATGACTGCGTGGGCTGGTAGCACCCGCAGCGGTTCGCTCGTCTTAGGGTCAATGCGGTATCGTATCTTATCCGCATCAATAAATTTGTCCTCATCGCTAAGCGCCGGCCAAGGGGCCGTCTGATGCACTGATCGAAAGCGATGAACCATGACTGGTATTTTGTCGGTCATTTGCTCTGCCCCTCTGTGTCGTGCAACACTTCCACACGCCATTTCAAATCGGCATAGCCGCGCTTCCCGCCGTTGCCGTCTGCGAAGGGTTTAGCTGCTTCAATCCGTCTGCCTTCGCTTTCGGCTTCATGCTGCGTATTAAATCCGTCAAACAGCGTAAACTTGCGTGCGTCATGTCCGCCGCGATATTCGCAGACAAGGGCATACGGCATACCTAACTTAGCAAGCGTTTCATGTGTCACTTGGCGTTCTGTGGCTTTCATTTGCTCACATCCATCTAGTTATGAAGGTTACGCCGCCCACAGTGCGGCACTTGAACGCTTTGCCGTTACGGATGCCGTATTGGCTCACGTTGCGGCTGGTGCGCTTGGCATCGCCCTTCTTGGTGGCTGGCATCGTGGCGCTCTCGCCCACTTCTAGCGTCCCCATTGGGTATACCATCGGGCGGCTCACTTGCTTTGTTCCTTTTCGCGTTCTGCGCGGCGTTCCGCGAAGGTCTTGCCATCTAGTCCGCGCAGTGGCCATGCGCTATCGGATGATATGCGATGCTTACGCCCCATAGGTGCGGCTTGTTGTGTTTTTATCATGTTGGTTCCTTACAGTTCGATTGTTGTCTTAGGTTTGGGTTTCCAATCGAGCGGCCTAGCCAGCCAGTATGCGCGTTCATCGCCCGTTGTGCGGTCTGCATGGTATTTGAACAGCGCCAGCGCCAGCGGGTCGTATCCCTTATGCTTGTGCGTCACAATCAGCGGCGATGGCGTCATTGGCCTAGGGTCAGGACAATAGAATTGCCGCTTGTTTTCGGCTGTCACTTCCAGAATATCGCGCAGCGTCAGGTTCAGGCCGTGTTCGTTGTTGATGTAGGCCGCAATGACACTGCGGTCACTGATATATCCGGCAAGGTGCAGGATTTGCTTGCGTAGGGCGTATTCCATCAATCGCGCTCCCGCTTGATACTTAGCAATTCAGTGCCCTCGCGCAGCCATGCGTTACGAAACCATTCGCGGTCTAAATGCGTCCGCCATAGGATAATCAGCGTAACGGCTTCCAGCGCCAACAGCGCAATGATTGCAATTTGATATTGGTTCATTGGTCAATCCTCTAATAATAAAGTTAATAGGAATAGGGCGGCTCCAGCGAGAACCGCAATCATTCTGCGTCGATGCGGTCAAGCGAGGCTTGCAACATATTGGCTTCAGCTTGCCAATGGTCGCGGCTTGCGTTCAGTTCGTCAATCTCGCGCTTTGCGTCTTCTAGTTGGTCTTCAACGTCCAACAGTTCGCTAAGGCGCTCTGCCAGCACAACTGCCAGTTCGTGATTGCGGTCTAATGCCGTGCGGACTAGTTCGCTGTCCGATAGCATTCGTAAATAGTTGCGGTCTTGTGTCATTATGCTTCCCTCACTGTTTTAATGATTGCGTAGATTGATAGGGCTAAGACACCCCAAAAGAATGCGTTGATGATGATGTGGGCTATCATGCTGCCTCTTCCTCTTCCCATTCGGTCCAATAGCTGTCACCCTCGCCATCGGCGTAAAGCTCGTCAAATTCGGCCTCTGTCATGGGCAGACAATCGTCTGAGCAGTAATGCTTACAGCCGCCATTGATAACATAGCCCTCGTTCATGCCAGCGCCGCAAGCGGTGCATTGTCGTGCGTGTGTCATGCTACAGCTTCCGCTGGCGCGTAATGGTCGCGCAAAGCGTCCCAATCGACGGTGTTAAGGTCAAGCATATCCCAAATAAAGCCCGCTACGGTGCTGTCTTTTCCGATTAGGCTATAAACATCCTCTTCAACCATATCGCGCAGATATTCCGGCGAGAAGTCAAAACCCTCATCTGCCAATTCTGCCCATTGGTCACCGAACCATACGTTTACTGTCCAAGTAGCGGCATTGCGCCAGCCGTTGCATGTATTGTCTGTCATAGTGTCTCACTCCTATATTTGGCACTAGCGCCATAAAGGCCGCGCAGGGTTAGCCGCGCGGCTAATATGGGGTTAGCGTTGCTTTAGTTTGTTGCGCCAGAAATCGCGCTCTCCGCGCAATAGCTGGCCGACTGGCGATTGTGCGTCAAATGTCCGCGCCGTGCGCTTGATGTTGTCAAGATGCGCTTGTGCGAGGGCGGGCAATTCTGTGTCGGCCATGCCTTCTGCTTTCCACGCTTTCAACATGGCGCTACCTTCAAGTATGCCGTCGATGTAATATTGTGAAACTGTCTGTGTCATGCGATTGCACTCCTAAATGCGTTTATAACGTCTGCGCCATTGCCAAGCGTAAAGACATGAACGCGGCAATCGCGGCACCCATGAACGTCTGTTAGCGTTGCGATAACGCGTTGCGCTTGTTCCATACTGGCAATGCCAGCCGTCTCACTAACTAGCAGGGTTTCGTCGTCGCTATGCGGCGGCTTACCCCAAATGATATACTCTTTGTTCATGGTGTCTCACTCCATTGCGTTGTTGATACCCTCTTATCTACCCTCATTCGTATGCTGTCAACAACAAAATGTGTTGCAAATGAAAAAATATCGCTAGTTTGAGGATAGCCTAACTTTTTCCGTGCATTTGCACATGAAAATAAATCTGTGGATAACTTATTTGCGGAGATGGGCGGAATAGTCATTTGTTAGGCTATGGAAATGGGCGAAATAGCCTAGGAAAAAGTGACGGATTACAGCGCGTCTTGGGGATAGTTAGGCGATCTAGGCTATTGGATATGTAGTCACTATCAAAAATAAAAATGTTATATAGAATATAACCTATACGGTTAGCGATACATTCGTGGCGATTGAAAACCGATAGCCTAGATCGCCTAGATCGCCTAGACTTTACGTTAACGTAAAGCAGCAACTCAACTCATCGCCGACTTGCGAACGCATAGCCTAAACCGCCAATTGTGTTAACAATTGTAAACTCTAATCCAGCCAGCAAAATGTGTTTTTACTAACATCAATGTTAGCAGGAAAGGAAAGGCCAACCGAAAATCTAGCAGCAAGAACAAAACCAGAACGCTTCGAGCAGGGGGGTGGGGGTGGGAGGGCCGAGCGCCGCGTGACTGTCACGGGCACGGGTCGCAAACAATTTTTTTTATTTGCAAAATATCCCCGACCACATACTATTTGTTTTGACGCGGCGGCGCAGATTAGATGTCTGTTGAGGTTTTTGGATTTTCGCGCAAAAGCCAAACGCACTCCGGTAAGCAGCCCGGCCCGCGTCAATTTTTATTTTTTTTTAAAATATGGTATACGCGCCGACTAGAACCCCGCACGCCTCTCGATGTGAACGGTTACGCGAGCCTAGTAGTGAAGCGCATCACGCGGGGTCACTTTATTTTTGCAATCTGGTTTGCAACACACTATAGTACGCCCAATGACTTTCTACTCACTGCCCTTTACACCAGAGCGGACGCAGGCCACCGAGGCGCGGCTGGAGGCAATCTATGAAGCCGCCCGCTACGGCCTGAAAGGTGACAGTCTGGCGATGGCCGCTGGATTGACCCCGCGGCAGTTCCGCGTGCTGGCCGACGCTGACCCGCTGGTCGAGATGGCTGAGATCAAAGGTCGCAGCGACGGCGAATACACAGCGGCTAAGACCATGTACGAAGCGGCACGCGATGGCGACAGCAAGGCTGCGCTGGAGATACTCAAGCATCAGCACGGCTGGGTAGCCAAGCAGCAGATCGACGTGAACATCGACCAACAGATAAGCATTACAGGCGCGCTGGAAAAAGCACAGTCGCGCGTCATCGAGGGGCTGTACACTGAACTGCCCCAGCTAGAGGATAACACACATGCAGCAGCCGATATATTCAGCGCAAGACGAGATGGAGTTGATGGCGCGGCTGTGGTCGCCCAGCCTGAAGGATGACCCCCTAGCATTTGTGCTGTATACATTCCCGTGGGGCCAAGCAGGCACACCGCTGGAACATTTCCCCGGCCCACGTAAATGGCAGCGCCAGATACTTGGCGACCTGCGCGACCACATCAAAGCGAACAACGGCAAGGTTGACTTCGACACGGCGCGACTGGCGATTGCATCAGGACGCGGTATTGGTAAGTCAGCCCTAGTCAGTTGGCTCACCATCTGGATGCTGTCATCAAGGATCGGCAGCACTACCATCGTGTCGGCAAACTCCGAAGCGCAGTTACGGTCGGTAACATGGGCAGAAATTACCAAGTGGCTGGCGATGTCGCTCAACAGTCACTGGTTCGAGATAGCCGCCACACGCATCATGCCAGCCAAGTGGCTGACGGAACTGGTCGAACGTGACCTGAAGAAAGGCACGCGCTACTGGTCAGTCGAAGGTCGGCTGTGGTCTGAAGAGAACCCTGACGCATACGCAGGGGTGCATAACTTCGACGGTGTGATGCTGATTTTCGACGAAGCCAGCGGTATACCTGACAGCATATGGTCCGTATCGGATGGTTTCTTCACAGAGAATACGCCGCACCGCTTTCATCTGGCCTTCTCCAACCCGCGGCGGAACACAGGCTATTTCTACGAGACGTTCCACAGCAAGCGGGCGTTCTGGACAACACGCGTCATCGACGCCCGCGATGTCGAGGGTACAGACAAAAACCTGTACCAGCGCATCATAGATGAATACGGGCCAGACAGCTACCAAGCCAGTGTCGAAGTCTACGGTAACTTCCCATCAGAAGGCGACGATCAGTTTATCGGCAGCAATCTGGTCGATGACGCCATGAAGCGCCCACCCATCAAAGATGACAGCGCGCCCATCGTCATAGGCGTAGACCCTGCACGCTTCGGAGCGGATGCCACCGTCATCGCCATACGGCAGGGCCGTGACATCTTGGAACTGCGGAGACACCGCGGCGCAGACACTATGGAAGTCGCTGGCTATGTCATCGACGCCATAGAACAGTTCAAGCCTGCGTTGGTCTGCATCGACGAAGGCGGGCTAGGCGCAGGCGTCGTAGACCGGCTGAAAGAGCAGCGGTACAAGATACGCGGCGTGAACTTCGGCAATAAGGCCAAGAACCAGATCATGTGGGGCAACAAGCGCGCAGAGATGTGGGGTTCCATGCGAGATTGGCTGAAGACAGCGCACATCCCCTCAGATCGGTTCCTGAAGACAGACCTCATCAGCCCGCGCACCAAGCCGGATAGTAAAGGAACGCTGTTCCTCGAAAGCAAGAAGGACATGAAGTCACGCGGGCTGGCGTCGCCTGACGCAGCGGACGCCATAGCGGTGACATTTGCCTTTCCTGTAGCATCTAAAGACCCACGACAAGGACGCGTTGACAGACGCTCCTCAAGCGGGTATTCTCCCGCTGGATATTCTACATCTTGGATGGGCAGCTAGTGGCAGACAAGAAAAAATCAGTTTCGTTGTCCGTTGGCAGAGGCGAGAAGTTGCCTGTGTCAAAGGGTGCGGGCCTGACTGCCGCGGGTAGAGCGAAATATAACGCTGCAACAGGCAGCAAATTGAAGGCTCCAGCGCCAAATCCGAAGACAAAAGCTGACGCAGGACGCAAAGCGTCGTTCTGCGCCCGCATGGGGGCTGTTGCAGCCAAGGCAAAAGACGGCGAACGCGCCAAAGCTAGTTTGAAAAGGTGGAAATGCCCATGAAACCCGGACTATATGCCAACATCAACGCCAAGAAAGCCCGCATTGCTGCTGGATCAGGCGAAAAAATGCGTAAGCCGGGCGCTAAAGGCGCCCCCACAGCCAAGGCTTTCAAAGAAAGCGCCAAAACAGCCAAACCAGCTAAGAAGGGTAAGTAAATGCCAGCTAATAAATACACCAAAGCCCTGTATAAGACAGGCACTGTAAAGGCTGAAAAGGCTGCAATCGCTAACCGCGACCCAGCACGCGCACGCGCAGCTATGGAGCGTGTAGCTAAGGAAGGCACAACGCGCCCACCTGAAAGAATGAAGACCGCCAAGCCAGTGCAAGTCATCCGCACGACCGTGTCGATGAAGCCAACGCCAACAAAGAAGAAATAAAGTGCCTCTGGTCAAGTCGCCCAGCAAAGCCGCGTTCCGCAAGAACATTAAGGCCGAGGTAAACGCCGGAAAACCTGTCAAACAGGCGGTCGCAATCGCGTACAGCGTGAAGCGTGAATCCGCTAAAAAAGGTAAAAAGTAACCACAATGGCTGATCCGACAGGAATTAACAAGGTAGGTGACGTAGCTGACATCGGTAGCGATCCAGCGAACACTCGCGGTGACCCTGATACAATGGCAACCATGCGCCATCGGCTACAGATGTCGATGGCAGCCTATTCGGACAGCCGTGAAGACGAACTGGACGACCTTCGGTTCATGGCCGGCAGCCCTGACAACCAGTGGCAGTGGCCTGCTGACGTGTTGGCGACCCGCGGAGCGGTGCAAGGCCAGACAATTAACGCACGTCCCTGCTTGACAATTAACAAATTGCCGCAGCACGTCCGTCAGGTGACGAACGAACAGCGTCAAAACCGGCCTGCCGGTAAGGTAATTCCTGTAGATGATAACGCTGACATTGAAGTGGCAGCGATCTTCGACGGCGTCGTGCGTCATATCGAGTATATGTCCGACGCTGACGTAGCCTACGACACAGCCTGTGATAACCAAGTCACCTACGGTGAAGGCTATATCCGTCTCATCACGGAATACTGCAACGAAGAGACTTTTGACCAAGACGTGCGGATTATGCGCGTCCGCAACTCGTTTAGCGTCTACATGGACCCTACAATCCAAGACCCATGCGGCGCAGACGCTGAATGGTGCTTTGTCACGCAGGACATGACAAAAGACGAGTATGAGCGCGAGTTTCCAGATGCAACGCCCATCTCGTCGATCCTGTCCACCGCTGTCGGCGATGAAAGCATGTCGGCATGGCTGGACGAAGACACTATCCGCGTCGCGGAGTATTTTTACTATAAGCGCAAGCGCGAGACACTAAATCTGTATCCAGATAACGTCACGGCGTTCAAAGATACGCCGATGGATAAGCAACTGCGCGCTATGTACGGCAAGCCTGTGCGTAGCCGCGAAGTAGACCGTAAAAAAGTCATGTGGATGAAAACCAATGGCTATGACGTGCTGGACGAACGCGAATGGCCGGGCAGTTGGATACCTGTCGTGCGCGTCGTAGGTAACGAATTTGAAGTGCAAGGACAGATTTACGTATCTGGTCTGGTGCGGAACGCCAAAGACGCACAGCGTATGTACAACTACTGGACCAGCCAAGAAGCAGAAATGCTGGCGCTGGCGCCAAAAGCACCCTTTATTGCCTATGGCGGTCAGTTCGAGGGCTACGAGAACCAGTGGAAGACAGCCAACACGACCAACTGGCCGTATTTGGAAGTCAACCCAGACGTTACAGACGGCGCTGGGAACGTATTGCCGCTCCCGCAGCGTGCAGCACCCCCGCTACCCCAAACAGGGCTGATACAGGCTAAAATGGGCGCTGGTGAGGACATCAAGTCCACCACCGGCCAGTATGACGCCTCACTGGGCGCGCAAGGCAACGAACGGTCTGCAAAAGCCATCACCGCACGCGAAAAGCAGGGTGATGTCGGCACGTATCACTATGTTGACAACCTTGCCCGTGCGATCCGTCACATCACACGCCAGCTTGTCGATATTATCCCTAAGATTTACGATACACAGCGCATTGCACGCATCATCGGCGTTGATGGTGAAGTCAGCATGGTCAAAATGGACCCAATGCAGCAAGAGCCTGTCAAGGAAATTCGTGACCAAAATGGCGGACTGATCGAAAAAATCTACAACCCGTCAATCGGCACATACGACGTTATGGTCACTACTGGCCCCGGCTACATGACTAAGCGTCAAGAGGCGCTCGACGCTATGTCGATGATCCTGCAATCCAACCCGCAGCTTTGGACTGTGGCCGGCGACTTGTTCATCAAGAACATGGATTGGCCCGGAGCGCAGGAAATGGCGAAGCGGTTTAAGAAAATCCTTGATCCGAAAGTCTTGGAAGAAGGCGACCAGTCGCCTGAAATCATGGCTGCCAAGCAACAGATTGAAGCGTTGTCTCAAGAACTCAACCGCGTCTCTGACATCATGGAAAACATCCAAGATAGCGCAGAGCAGCAGAAAATCTCCATCGACAAGTACAAGGCTGAAGTGCAGGCTTACGAAGCTGAAACCAAGCGTATCTCTGCGGTACAAAACAGCATGACACCTGAGCAAATTCAGGATATTGTCATGGGTACGATTGCAGGCGCGCTGGATACAGGCGACTTGATCGGCGGTTCACCTGAAATGCGCGAAGTACCGCAAATGGAAGAACAGATGCCAGAAGCGCCTGAAATGGGCGAACAGCCTGAGATGCCGATGGAAATGCCAGAACAAGCCCCTGAAGGAATGATGTAATGAGTTGCGCTGATTTTATAGGTACACTGTTTCTCGCGCGCGATGTGGCTCACTCGACGCACCTGAACACGC